CAGCCGTAGTATTATTTTCAGTAGTGCTTTCTATAGACGTTGATGTATTGTTAGGTTCTCCCTCAGAGATTTGATTGTTTTCTATTTTGTCTAATTGTTCTGTTACAGCTAGTTTTTGTTCTTCACTAATATCGTCATCTGATAAGATAGCATATAATTGTTCAGGATCGGTAGTTTCTTTTAGTATTTCTAAATTTACTTCACTAGGACCTATCCAGTTTTTGTTGTAAAGGCCGCTTTCTTTAGCCGCATCTAGTGCTGCTTCTCCAGATGTTGTTGTTGCAGCATCACCGATTCCTCGGCCTGCTGCCTCGCCTAAGTAGTTTCCAGCAAATGCTCCTATCAGACCACCGACTGCCCCGCCAATAACTGTACCTACACCAGGTATAACACTACCAATAGTGGCGCCGAGCGCCATACCAGCATAAGCGCCACCAACACCACCTGCAGCCCCACCAATACCTTCACTAACTGATTCTACTTTTCCTGCAGTTTCATCTTGTTCTGTAAACATCTGTCCTGTTTCTTCATTAACAGCTCCAGATTCCACAAGTTGATCGGCTTCATTATAATTATTATAAGCATCATATCCAGATTTTACGGCTAATCCTGCTGCAGCAATAAGAGGAGAATTTCTTCCAAGGAATCTAGCACCACGCATCAGTCTACTTCCCAGCCGGCTGCGACCTGGTCCAGGGCCTGGAATGTCGAAGCCACCGCCACCACCGCCGCCACCGAACATACCTCCCTCGGCACTGGCGTTTAATTGTTTTAATTCATCTCTTATTTCTTCAAGTAACTCTGTTTGTTTTTCGGCAGGAGTTTCTTTGTCTACTCCAGAGTTTGAAACTTTTTGTGTTCCTTTCTCTGCTATCTTTTCTTTATCTTTTTTAGCCTTTACCTCGTTTACACTTACAGGCTTAGCATTGCCAGAGAGGGCATCCACGGTCTCCATTATCAAGCTTTCGGTAGGAGGACCAGATCCTGATACTTTATCAACACCTGCTCGTCTAGCAGCAGCGGCCCTTTTTCCTTCAGCGGTTGATCCTAAACCAAGAAAGCCAGAAGATCCAGCTGCACCTGCCCCAAATTGATTCTGAAAAAATCCGCCTTTAGCCTTTGCCTGTGGATCGTTAGGATCTTTAGTTCCGAATAATCCTTCTTTTATTGAAGGTAATACACCTTTTATTGAAGGTAATAAACCTTTTTCGCGTATAGCAAAGTAGCCTGTGTTTTTAAGATCATTGCTGGTGTCAATACCGTCTGGTGCAGCGGCCGCTAAACTTTCTCTTTGTAATCTTCCTTTAAAACCTTTCTTGTTTTGGGCAACTGCATTTATATAACTTTTAGCATTTTTCCTATCTGAATTGGTCCAATTCTGTGCAGCTTCTTGGAAGGCAATAGTATTTTTGCCGAGAGACTCAGCAATTTTTCTAAGAGCTTCATTAGTCTTTTTTGTTTCAGGGTCTAAAGCAGCCTTAATATTTTTTACTAGTTTCTGAGACTGCTCTTTGTCAAAGCGTCCAGATTCCATATTTCTCACATTGGATCCACCGAACCCGGGATCCAATATGTTTTTGCCTTCTACTCTATAATCTGGCATTGCTTCCTCTACCTATTTTTATTACGAGCCTTTTCGGCCTTCTTCTTTAAATGAGTAACCAACATTCCTATGTAAACTTCTCTTTCCCAAGGCACCATATTTTCTAACTCTGTCAAACTATAGTGATGTTCTTGCATCAATAAGAAATTCGTTTTGTAATAATTTTCAATCGAATCTTGAGAAAGAGTTAAGCGAAAAAATGTTCATAACCATTTATGACAACAAAGTTTTCTTTACTACAAGCCTTACAAGTATATTCTATATTATGTGCTAGAAAAGGCATTTCTGTAAAAAACTTTTCAGCTTCTTCCACTACACTTAATGGTAAGCTGTCAATAAAATCATCTAACTCCTCTGCTGATTCTTCAGCAGGGTTTATATTTTCTTCTCCGTTTGTAATACTTTCCATACAAACTCTGAGTATTTCAGCGTCTGACATATTAGTAATTTCTGCTTGTTCAGTACATTTAGGATATCGTACAGTCAAACTTACATCTTCGTTTACTTTTATTTCTTTTCTGTCAGATTCAGTGTCGCCTTTAATTTCAAACTCACTAACACTCATTTCATAATTAATTTTATTTTTACAGCCACCGCAAGAAAGAACATAAGTTTGTAACTCGCCTATAGATTTTTTTCTTAATTCTAAAAATATCCATTGAAGCTGATACATTGCTAATTCTTTAGCATTAATTTCTCCTAAACTACAATTATTTACAACCTGTATACAGGCATTTATCATTTCATTAGTTTCGCCTGATTCAGATGCGAGTGTTAATAGTTTATCTTCTTTGACCAAAAAAGGTCTGAATACTGTAGCAGTGCTTCTACCTGGGATATTCAACTCAAAGGTAGGTGCGTCAATAATTGGTAACGCCATAATTTTCTCCTAATTAAATAAAATCATTCATCTGGTATAATACGAGCTTGTCCGCTTGAAACTCGATCGGATCCTGGTATTCCAGTTACATCTGGCTTCATTTCAAACGTAGGCATGGACTCAGGCTTCCCGGTAACATCTGGTCCGGGTTTAAAATCGTTGGTTATTTTCTGTTTTAAATCGTCATTTGGTGATGTTTCAACTTCGTCATAAAGTCTAATCCATTTCTTAGCTGCGAACGAAACAGAGCATCTCATTATACCTGTGTTTCCCCATGACAAAGGAGACAAACTTATAAGTTTTGGGACTGCTTCTAGTAGTCTATACTGAGCCCTTATATTATCTTGTCTATCCAAAACATTAATTAATATTTCACCTACAATATCACTATGATAAGCAAGTTCTTTTGTAGTGTGGTCTACGCTAGCTTCTATCCATTTTTCAAACAATTTTCTTATCTGTAAATTTTGATTTTCAACAAATGTAAAAACTGAGTCCTGTGTTAAAAATTCAACATTTTGATTTCTAAATTCAGTCCAAGCTCCTATCTTTACAGGTAAATTGGTAGCTGAAATACCGGGTAGCTGTAATTCTTCACAAAGCACAGCCGCTCTGTATGAGGCACCATATTCAGAAAACTCTCCGGCAATAGCAGCCGGTGCAAAAAATATAGCCTCAAACCTGTCTGATCTAGGTACACTGATACTGGATAGAACTTTGGCTTTAAAATCTTCAAAACCTGTGTATGACTTAGCCATTTATTATCTCTCTGCTGTTTCTGAAAACTTGTTCTATTGATGTCTTTTCAAACTCATGTGTCGGCAAAAATATAGAGGCTTTCCAATGTTCAGGATTTACCTTAACATATCTACTTTTAACTTGACTGTACAAATATTTTTTAACAGAAGGTTTAACAGCCGGGAATCTACCAAAGTTTTTTAATATAGTCCAGCTAACTTCTATTTTACTTTTTTCGGTTAATTCTTTGTCAGTAAAGTCTAAAAGAGTGCCTAACAATTTTGCTCTCATCATGTAAGGTAAATAGTGAAAGTTTATTCCTACAAATCCATTTGTTATATCATCAAAAGGCAAACACAAAGGAAACCTGTCATAATATGGTAATGTTTTCTTAAACTTAGGATCATACTGAAACATATACATATTACCGGGTTCTAATACACTGGTAAATTCACCTATATCAGTACGAGATACTTCAGAGAAGGTATTGATACCGTTAGCCATTTTTTGGACAGCAGTTTGATACCACCTAAATGAACGGTCTTGTTCGCCTGCTTCAGCTCTTATATTTTCAAATGGATTAGCCATACCATTATTTATAATGATTTTATAGGTTCAACTCTTTTTCTGTAATAATTTTAAATTTCCAATTACGGTCTTTACAGAATTCTTCAGCTGCTTCCCACTTGGCTAAATTGACACCCCATTGTTTTACTTCTTGTATGAACCTCTTTGTTCTTCTCTTAGGAATTTTAGGTTCTTGTGTAAAACGATGAGGCTTGACTTCTACAAGATACATTTCAGCATCATTGTTATTAACTACTTTGACGTAGAAATCCACAAAGTATCTATGGTATCTATTGTCTAAAGGCGAGCGATAGGGTATTACTATTTCTTCACTTCCCCATTCTTGTACAGAATCATTGAGATCACACCAATTCATAAATTTCAGCTCATAGCTTGAGCGATAAATAATATTAGATATATCACCTTTGTACTTAGCAGGATTACGAGGTTTAAACTTTCCTTGGTATAATTGTTTGGTATATGTCATAGGTGTTATAAATAAGTTAAAAACAACGGCCTAATATTTATATTACGGGATAACAAATGTCTACACTAAATTTAAGAGTCGGTAATGACACGCTAACTCACCAAGAGTTAGATGATAACTTTACCAATTTGAACAATGACAAGTATGAGTCTGGTGATAGTCCGACTTTTGCTACTATTACATCTACACGAATAAACTCTACTATTCGTGGCAAGATGCAAGCCCTCGGTACTATTAATGGCACCAATAATATTGACCTAGACTCAGGCGATATTGTAACTTGTACCATTGACGGTAACACCACATTTTCTGTGTCTAATCTAATGGCAGGAGCAGTAAACACTGTTAGTATTTACATTACCTGGTCAGCTTCTTCTATTCCTACAATCACCTGGCCTTCAGGCGTTGCATGGGACCGAGCACAAAATCCTACACTAAATACATCAGGAAGCACTTTGATTATGTTAGAAACATACGATCAAGGAACTAATTGGATTGGCGTGCAGTCTTGGCGTTCTTACGCATCATAAGGATTAATAATGTTAAGAAGATGGTTATTAAAGCAGCCTGGTAAAAATACTAGCACTGAAACATATTACAATACCCTGACCACAACTGCGTGGCAAACCTTATACATAACCACAACTTCTTGGCAGACCAATACTACCACGCCCTGGCAGACAAATACTCCTAGTATTACTTTGCGTCAAACTCAGACGCCAACATCTACTATCTGGCAGACAAACACAGATTATCCTTATAGTAGACAAACTCAGACGTCTTATAATTCATTTTTTCAAACGAATACATCTGTTCCTGTGTATGATAGCCGGAATACACAGGAAACTGTTTCATATAGTTATCAATCAACCGTCTGCGGTAATGTCACGTATCAATCTTGTTATACCGCACAAACACAGACGCTCTATCCCGCAACTTGTCAAACAGTATATTATGGTGTAAGTGGGGGAGTGGTAACTGGTTGTCCCTGTACGGATCAGTGCCAGAATGCTTCATATCCTGCAGGATATGAAAACTGTACACATTCGGGATGTGGAAATCCTATTAATTCTATTCAAACCACCTTTACAACACCGAAGACAACCACCTATTCAGTGTCGTCTACTAGGCAGACGAACACCGCGACTACGGTGGACACCTATTTTTTTGGCTTTCCGTGTCCGGCTAATTATTCAGTTTGTATTCAAGTAATTGAACCTGGTTCCTGTCATAATCAGCAAGGGTGTACTAGTATAGAAAACTGTTATTCTGACCCTTACCAGCAAGTATGTAGCGGTAGCTGTACGTTGTCTTGTACCGCAAATGGTACAAAGCAAACTAATACGGCTGTTACAGTACAGACTTCCGAAACATATACTGCAAATACTAGCTGTGTTGGTGAGTATCAGTACATTTGTAATTACACTTGTCCCTATCCTTGTCAATCGTACGTTAATACTAACACAACGGTTTGTGGTTCTGTAACCTACCAATCCTGTTATCAAGTTCCGGTTTCTGGGTCATATCAATCAACTTATTCAACATCTTGGATTGCAAGCTATCAACAGGTACAAACACAGACTAGTGTACCCACAACTAAGCAAACTACTACTAGTTGGACGGCACCTTCTCAGACAGAATACACAAGGCAAACAAATACAATACTTGGATCAACTAGCTGGTTAACAGATTATCAGACGCAGACAAGTAGTGTGACTCAGACACCTACATCTAGTTCAACTAGCTGGTTATCAAATACTACTAGAAACACAACAACTCAAACCAGTAAAACCACAACATGGTTCACTGTATAATTTTTAGGAGATAAAAATGTTATATGCGAGAATAAATCGTGCAACAAAGGAGGTATTAGAATTTCCTTTGACTGATGTAGAAGTAAGGGGTCGTTTTGCCTCTACTACTCTACCCGATCCGATAACTTCTTTTTCTTTGTTAGGAACTGAATATGTAGAAGTTCCTCCTTCATTTTCAGAACTAAAACCTTCCATTACTCATAGGGTGGGTGTTGCAACTGCTGCATATAATGAAGAAACAGAAGAATATGAAAGAACTTATGGCCTCGTTGAGATTAGAAGTCAGGCAATGAGAGAACGTAGAGTTAGAGAAAGATGGGTCTATTTGAAAAAATTCAGACTCAAAGCATTGAGAGAATATGATGATAGAGTATCAAGATATGATAGTCAGGTCAGATTGGGTGTAACACCTGTTGACAATATTGCTGATCTGGACGCTTTTGCTCAAAAGCTAAGGGATATGACAGATACTTATGCAGAAAATCCTTATATGATAGATGATGAGACCTTCTTTGATTTGCCTGAATAAATAAAAGTAAATTACATTATTGGAGTAGATTATGAATAGCGAACAACAGAATGAAATTTTTAGGCATTGCCGACCTAAAAATGCTGATGTTTTGATGATGAACAAAAAAGTTAAAGAAGATAATGATCCGAATTTACAATATGCTCGTAGATCAGAACGCAACACATGGGCTGAAGATTTTGAAGAAACCTTAAGATCTTCAGCCCCATATCCCATATCCTACGATGTAGGTTCTGTACAAAACACAGACTTTAGTGAATTCACATATACAGAATTTCCAGGCGCAGGAGTTTGGATTGATACCCAGTCTAGGGAAATAAACTGTAGAATAATTGACAACGCTTCAAAAATTGATGGCGGTGAACTCGGTGATTATTTGTTTGAAAAGTTTGTAGAGAACATAACTGACAAGTATCAGCTAGACAATGAGAAACAACCTATATATGACCATGTTATTTTTCTTCCCGGTCACAATCTAATGGACTTGGTAGACCAAGAAATAATAGAGAGACTCTTACAGGAAGAAGATGATGTTGTCATTAAGCCACACCCTTTAACAGAGTATGAGGTTTTAAGGCAAATAGCCATGAAGGCAGGCTGGCATAAAGTGTTGTGGAGAGATGTTTCAGGCATGGATCTTCTAAAAAATTGTAAGACTGTATATAGTACAACTGCTTCTGAAATGCTTATTGTTGGTGCTGTGCTAGGAAAATCAATATATAATATTTCAAAATTCTCAGCTGAAAGTTCCGGTGTGTATCAACCTTTTACAAGAATACTTACTGTTACACAAAAACGTGAAGGTAAAGAGGCAGCTATTCAAAAGTTTAAAAATATATTGGCTTGTGAATGGACAGGACTTGCATTTCCTTTTAATGACAATCCTGAAGAAAGAATCAAAAAATATTTTGATAAGGCGTTGGAAATGCGAGAAATGTATAGGCCGTTATCTTCAGGTAGAGGTGATGTTGATAAAGTATCAAACAAACCACATCCAGCACAAATTCCACAGGGCCCTAAAAGATGAAGAAAGAACATGAAGCCAGAGCATGGATATGTAAAGAATGTCCTGAGTTAGTACCCTTAGTAGAAATATGTAAAAAGTGTGGGTGCTTCATGCCGGCGAAAGTTAGATTAGACTTTGCTGAATGTCCTATGGGAAAGTGGTCAAAAATTACCAGAGACTCTGATGGTCGTGTTATAAATAGTGGGGACAATAAACCCACTGTATAACAGGAGCTAAATATGGCCGGAGGACAAATGGGACGGAATAGACCACCGGATCCGGAAAACGCTGAAAACGGAATCTCCGCGGACGAGGAAATAGACACCGCCGGTGTAACTGTCGCTGAGTCCCCAAAAGTCTATCATTATCCTAGTGACCTTCATTCAGATGTTGAAGGCGCGGCTAAGTATCCTCATAGTGTAATATTCTATATTAACGCT